TCGGGCTAACGTCGCTAGCGTTGCGCAGCATCGAATCTAGGATCATTCCAGGGAAACTCGATCACAAATCCGGATCTGGTTCGGTTCCTGTGGGCGGGGGTACGGTTCCCACCAGAACTGTCCCTTTTATTCGCACGAAACTTTAAAACTTTTGGGATATGCTGTTTCTTAGAACAACGTATGCTATCTCCTTACCACATGTTTCCGAAATCCCGCAAATCTGTTATTCTCGCCTTTATTGGCGGGGGATTTAAGGCTACCTGCCATTCTGACAGTCTGACTTCTGGTGCTATTTTGAGATGCAGTACATGCAATGTGGGTAAGATGAAGGCGGTTCCTTGCGATCGCAGGTCGATGCTTGCTTATGCTGGTCATGATGTAGGTGATCAGGACATCATTAGAAGGAAGCGTTGTGATTGGTGTGCCACCGAGGTACTAACTGTTGAGAAGCGGGTGTGTCTTTTGACTCCGCCTAACAAAGACAG